TGCCTCTAAATTTGAAACTAAAGAAGAAGAACCAATTGGTTATGAAACAGGTTCATTTAGTCCAATAGTTGAAGCAAAACCAATTAAAAAAACTACTGCTAAACCTAAAGTAGCTAAAGCTCCTAAGAAAGCAAAAAATGCTTAAGATAGTTAATAATAAGAATACAAACAGCGAACATGATATATCAAGTACAGACGCAGTTCATATTAGGAAACGATCAGATTTGGGTAGCTAGAATAAATATCAAAGATCCGGTATACGAGTACAATAATGAAGCAGAAGCACGAGCAAAAGCAGCTGAACTACAGTCAGTAGATGTAACCGGTAGGCAGTATAGAGTTGCTGCTTTAATATAAAGTTAGCATATTTATATACATAAAACAAAAACATATGTTAATTATCATCATCATCGCATTAGCAGTATTAGGTGGCTTATTAATTAAAAAGAAACTTAGTAAAAAACAACCGATAGTTGAAGAACTAAAAACCAATAAAACTCCTAAGAAATATAAGTAATTAATTCCTAAGAGGTAGTTATCAATGCATAGCGGTTTCGAGTGGTAACTTACTATTTATAATAGCTAAACATCAAAACAATCTAAACCATGGGATTTACTACAGTTGGTATACAAGATAACTTACCAGTACAACCGGTCCACGTACTACAGATCATAAACGCTTTAACCTTGTTTAATGCAAGTTATTCAGACACGGATTTCTATAGACAAGGTAGAACTAACTTTGGTGCAGGAGCATTTACATCTAGTGCCCATGTAGAGATACACGATTATAATGGAACAGCTCCAGTAGCAGTATACAGTAACAACTCACAGGTATTTGGCATTAATGCAAGCGGTACAACAACTGCTACAACCCTAACCGGATCACAAGCGACTTTTACTACGGCATCAATCACCACAGCATCGGTAATAAACGCAGCAATAACTACAGCGGCAATTACAAACGCATCAATAACGTCTGCAGTTATATCAAATACACTTGCAACAAGTACTATAACTACATTCTTGAATGCAACAGATGGTACAGTAGTAGCATTAACATCATCAAACGCTGTTATAGCAAATGAAGTTGTTACTAATTCAACAATTACAAACCTAACGTCACCGTCAGTTAATTTAACGGGATCATTACTAGGTAATGCAGCAACAGCAACAACAGCATCATACATCAACCCATTAGTACAGACAGTAATTATAGCAGGTACTACTCGTATAACTGGCACTACACTTATATCAGGGAGTATACAAGTAACAGGTAGTACTATATTAAACGGTAACGTAAGTGTAACAGGATCAGAAGACATTTTACTATCAAATACAGACTACGTAAACACGGATGGAGCAAATGCACACTTATTATTAAGAAATACAAGTGCAGTTGGTCAAAGTGTTATTGGATTTGTAACTAACAATAAGTTAGTAGGTAAAATTAGAAGCGACTATACTGGTAATATGATATATGTTGCAAGCGGTAGTGGATTATATGGTAACCATTACTTCTATGTTGGAGGTGATACTCCACAAGGAACTGCTGCTATGTTTGTATCATCAAGTGGTCGTGTAGGTATTAACACAAGCACACCAACAAACACATTACAAGTAATTGGTGGAGTAACTGCAATATCATTCTCAGGATCATTACAAGGTACAGCTAGCTATGCTACTAATGCTTCAAGTGCAACATCAGCTAGCTTTGCTAATAGCGCTTCACAAGCAATAACAGCATCTTACTTGTTAGGTAGTAGTGGAAATGGTGTACCGGGCGGATCCGCAGGACAATTACAATATAATAACGGTGGTTTATTTGGTGGAGTACCAACACTGACATATAATGGTACAATACTTACAGCAACTGGATCTTTTTCAGGAAGCTTAGTAGGAGATTTAACTGGTACAGCATCATCTGCAATAACAGCTAGCTTTGCAACTAATGCACTAAGTGCATCATTTGCAACATCAGCATCAAGAGCAGTAACTAGTTCTTTTGCATTAACAGTAACATCAGCTAGCTTTGCAACTAATGCACTAAGTGCATCATTTGTAACATCAGCTAGCTTTGCAACTAATGCACTAAGTGCATCATTTGTACCACTTACAGCAGGCCCAGGCATAACAGTAAACGGATTAGTAATTACAGCTTCAGTAAGAACTGTAAACGGTGTTTTCCCAACTAACGGAAACGTACAAGCAAGCTTAACATCGACTAAAACAGGCACATCAGCTTCATTGTTTGCATCTGGATCTGGAACAATAACAGCATCAATAGCAGATGGTCTTGTATGGATTATAGCAAATGACCCAACAGCATCACGTAACGGCGATGTTTATATATTTAACTCAGCATCAGTAGGAAATTGGTACCCAGTAGCACCATTAGATACAGCAGCCGGTGATGCAAGGTACTTAATGTTAAATGCATCAAACGATCCATTAACTGGTGACTTAGATCTTGGTAATAATAACATAGTAGGTGCAAATATAATATCAGGAAGTATTTTAAGCGGTTCAATAGCATCTAGCTATGTAGCAGGTCCATTAGGTAACAACTCGGTATCACAATCATCGAATGCAATATATGCTTCCACAGCAAGCTTTGTAACATCATCATATGTATTTGGTCCTTATGGAGCAGGTTCAGTAACAAGTGCATCATTTGCACTAAGTGCATCATCTGCACTAAGTGCATCATTTGTAATATCAGCATCAAGAGCAGTAAGTGCTTCATTTGCAAGCACAGCATCATATGTTTTAAATGCAGTAAGTGCTTCATTTGCCAGCACAGCATCATATGTAACAACGGCACAAACAGCATCGTATGTAACAACGGCACAAACAGCATCATATGTAACAACGGCACAAACAGCATCGTATGTTGTAACTGCTATATCATCATCATTTCCATTTAAAGTAACAGGATCATCAATATACTCTGCTAATACAGTTGGAGTGGGTATATTAGGGGGTGTTTACATAGGATCAAACGCAGCATCAGGTACTATAAACGGAAATGTAAACGATTATCAAATTGCAATTGGACGAGACGCAGGTGCAGCTAGCTCCAATGCAGTCGCGTCAATTTATATAGGTCCATCTGCAGGACAGAATGCAACAGACGGAACTGTTAATATTGGTATTGGTAATGATGCAGCAAAAAGTACAACTACCTCAAATACTATTATCGGAATAGGCGTAGGAGCATTAGAAAGTATTTCCAGCACAAGTCATGCTATAGCGCTAGGTTACTACGCAGGCAGTAGTGCTGCTAATTCAAACTATACAAATTTCATAGGCGACCTAGCAGGATATGATGCAACAAATGCACAATTTTCAAATTATATAGGATACCAAGCAGGGTATGAAGCAATAGGTACAGGTTCAAACTTTATAGGTTACTACGCTGGGCGTAGTGCACCTTCTGCAGCTAACTCAAACTTCTTAGGATATGAGGCAGGTAGATTGGCAACAAGTGCATCAAAATCAAACTTTTTAGGATACCAAGCAGGGTATGAAGCAACAGGCTCAAACAACTCAAACTTTATAGGAGAAATTGCAGGATACCAAGCAGGGGGTACACAGTATGCTAACTTTATAGGTACGACAGCTGGTTACACCGCAACAAATGCTGACTACAGTAACTTTATAGGCTTCCAAGCAGGATCTAATGCAACAAGTGCACAATTATCAAATTTTATAGGCTTCCAAGCAGGACTTGGTGCAATATCTGTTACAGGTTCAAACTTTATAGGAAACGGAGCAGGTACCTATGCAGTAAGTGCATCAAATTCAACATTGATTGGACTACAAGCTGGAGCAAACTTTATTACTGCTTACCAAGCAGGCTACGCAGGTATAGGTAAAAATAACATTATTATTGGAACAGGTATTACATTACCGGAAGGAGCTAAAAATTCAATCAACTTAGGTGGTATCATATTTGCAACTGGATCATATGGTAACACAGCCTACCAAGCATCTTACTCAGGATCACAGCATGGAGTTGGTAGAGTTGGTATAAATGTGGTATCACCACAAGCAACACTACATGTATCAGGAACTACTAAGTTTGAAGCTGGTATTAACGATGCACATCAAGTAACAGGATCACTACAAATAACAGGATCAATATATTTAAACGGAACTGCTTTAGGAGTACCTAGTGGAATACAAGTAGCTGATGTAACTTTATCACAAAGTGATATATTAAATCTAACAGCTGGCTATACAGTTGTACCTGCAGCTGGAGTAGGATATGGAATAGTACCGATAAGTATGGCCCTATTTTTTAAATTTGTAACTCTACCATACACTACAAACACAGATTTTTCTATCAAAATTGGAAATGCTACATATTATCAGGTATCGAATCTATTAGCTGGTACTGCCGATCATTTATCCACTAACTATAGCACTCCCTACCAAGGGCAATTTGCGGCATACTATGACAACCAACCACTTAGAGCAATTACAGGCGGATCTAATCCAACAGGAGGCGACTGTACAGTAAAAATCAGAACATTCTATAGCGTAATATCATTAACATAACAATAAAACAAAAAAACATGTCAAAACAGTTATTAACACAAGAAGAGTTACAACAATTACAAAACATTAAACAAGAGATTATTGCGATAGCCTCTGGATTAGGTGAACTTGAGTATCAAAAAGCACTAATTGAATTAGATACCAATAGGTTGAAGAGTCAAATAGTAATAATCAAAGAGAGAGAGCAGGTTTTACTTAAGAGTTGTGGTGAAAAGTATGGAGACGGTATGATTAACTTAGAAACGGGTGAAATAGATCCTAGGTCATAGTTACTTTTACCAGCTACACAAGATATTTATAATCAAGAAATAAACACGTAAAATGGCAGAAGCATTAATATCACCAGGTGTATTTTTAAGAGAAAACGACGCATCTCAAATAACTGCAGGTCCTATAACAGTAGGTGCAGCATTACTTGGTCCAACAGTCGTAGGTCCTAAAGACATACCAACTTTAATTACATCGTATTCACAGTATAGAGCTGTATTCGGTACAACCTTCACCTCAGGAGGTGCTACACTAGAGTATTTAACCTCAATGGCAGCTTATAACTACTTCCAACAAGGAGGTACGTCATTACTTGTAACTAGAGTAGCTTCTGGATCATACACATCAGCAACATCTTCTACGATTCCTTCACAATATGGTGACGGTTTCCCTTGCTTTGAGATAGAAACACTTAGTGTTGGTGACATTATGAACAACAGCTTTTCATCTTCAGTTAATTTGAACCAAGGTACAGTTCTACCATCAGGTTCAATTTCGAATATTAGATGGGAGATTGCTTCTTCTGATTCAGGATCAGGTTTATTCACACTTATTATTAGAAGAGGTGATGATTATAATACGAGTAAGACTGTTTTGGAAACATGGTCTAATCTATCATTAGATCCTAACCAAAATAACTACATTGAGTATATAATTGGTGATCAAAAGCCAACTATACGTACTGATGAATTTGGAGCTAACTATTTACAGATTTCTGGATCATATCCAAATGCTTCTAATTATATTAGGGTTAAGCGGGTAATTATGACAACACCTAACTACTTGACACCACAAGGTCAGCCGTATACATACTATACAGCATCAATGCCAAGAGTAGGTAGTGGTTCATACAATGGATCTTTTGGTGGCGCTACTGGACCAATTTACGGATGCTTTGGAACTGCACCATTAAACATGGCGGAAAGAATTCCAAGCATTGCATCTGTTACAAACGCACCAACAACAAATATACAAGGTGTATTTGCATCTAATTATAGTACAGCAATTGATTTATTAAAGAATGGTGATGAATATGACTACAATATTATATACATGCCAGGTACAAATGCTCAAAACGCTCAATCACAAATATCAACTTTATTAACAAATACACAAAACCGTGGAGATGCTATTGCAGTAATTGATATGGTAGCATACGGTCAAAGCCTTACAACTGTAACACAATTAGCACAACAATACGATAATTCATACGGTTCTACATACTGGCCATGGGTACAGTTGAGATCAAATGAAACAGGTAAATTAACTTTCGTACCACCTTCAATGATTGTACCTGCAGTATATGAGTACAATGATAAGGTATCTGCTGAGTGGTTTGCACCCGCAGGTCTTAACAGAGGTGGTTTACCAACAGTAATTCAACCAGAAAGAAGGCTTACAGTAGCACAAAGAAACTTATTGTATAGTGGCAAGGTTAATCCAATCGCAGTATTTCCTGGTGTAGGAACTGTAATATACGGTCAAAAAACGCTTCAAGCAAAAGCAAGTGCTCTTGATAGAGTAAATGTTAGGAGACTATTAATCGCTTTAAAACGCTATATTAGACAAATTGCTGAAACATTGGTATTTGAACAAAATACAGCTGTTACAAGAAACAAATTCTTATCACAAGTTAATCCATACTTACAATTCGTACAACAAAGACAGGGTCTTTATGCATTCAGAGTTGTAATGGATGATACAAACAACACACCAGATGTGATTGATAGAAACTTATTAGTAGGTGCCATTTATTTGCAACCAACTAGAACAGCTGAGTTTATCCAATTAGATTTCAATATTTTACCAACTGGTGCAACGTTTGGACAATAAGATAAAAAACGATAAATAAATGAACAATAATACAAGAGTTAGAGTGCACTTAACCAAGCAATTGTTTGAGGCACTTAGCAGAGAAGTTATTGCAGAAGCTAAGAAATCAAAGGGTGGCAATGCAGACCATGCTATGAAGCTGTCCAGCAAAATGCCTCAACTTGGTGAGAACAAAGAAATGATCAAAGCCAAGAAAGCTAAGAAAGACGAAACCAAGAAGAAGGTTATGGAAATAGCTAAGAAGCAATTAGCAGAAATGACCAAGAACAAAAAACCATAACAAAGCTATTTATTTTAAATAAGTAAGAACATGCCAATTTTAGATCCAAATGAAATAATGTTTACGGCCTTTGAACCAACCGTTCAAAACCGTTTCATAATGTATATTGATGGTATTCCATCTTTCATGATTAAGAGTGCATCAGCACCAAACGTAAACTTGAATGAGATCAAGATCGAGCACATCAACGTTTACCGTAAGTTAAAGGGTAAAGCTGAGTGGCAAGATATGACACTTAGTTTATATAATCCAATTTCTCCATCTGGACAGCAAGTTTGTATGGAATGGATCCGTTTATCACATGAATCTGTAACAGGACGTGATGGCTATTCTGACTTCTATAAAAAGGATTTAAACCTATCTATTTTAGGACCGGTAGGAGATGTTGTTTCTGAGTGGATCATTAAAGGAGCATTCATTAAACAATCGAATTTCGGTACTTATGATTGGGCTAACCAGGATGCTGTAATGATTGAATTAACAATCGGAATGGATTACTGTATATTAAATTATTGAGCTCTGAATTACTACTTTTTAAGAACTCCTTACTATTTATTAGAAAGGAGTTTTTTTATGTTAAAAAGTTATTTTCAAATTATTCGGAAAGCTTTATCTGAAAAAAGAGTAAAAGGCAGCATTTATTACGAAGCACATCACATTGTACCTAAAAGCTTTAAGAAGCGATCTAGTACAGTACTATTAACACCACAAGAGCACTATGAGTGTCATAGGATATTGGCTGGGGAGCTAGGAAAACATCCCATCTACGGACAAAAGATGCTGTGGGCTTTTCATAGACTGGCATATGATAAACAAAGAAAGTTAACAGCTGACCAATATGCCGAAGCTAGAGTAATGCTAATGCCTTTGTGGAAGAGAAAGTTCACAGAAGAGCACAAACAAAACATATCAAAAGCTCAAAAAGGTAATACGAATAATAGTAGTAGGGTTCATAAAGGAATGAAGTCTCCAATTTCTGAAAAAGGTAAACAAGCCCTATCTGAACTACGAAGATCTCAACAAACTGGCAAAACCGGGTTAGACGCCAAGGCTAGTAAAGGAACTGTTATATGTGAATACGAGAAGGGCATTAAAATAGAAGCAGGGAGTGCATTACAATTATCCCAACTCATACAACTACCTCAGAGTACAGTGAGCTACCGGCTAACTAAATTCCCAGGCGTAATGAAAAAAGGATACAAAATTTACTACAAACAGTAAGTTAAAAATCTTAATCGTATATATTTATAATAAAGTTACCAATTATTATGACAGAAAACAACACAATGAAGTTACCAACAGAAATAGTTGAGTTACCTTCCAAGGGATTAGTCTACCCACAAGACAACCCACTATCCTCAGGTAAAATTGAAATGAAGTATATGACCGCTAGAGAGGAGGATATTTTAACAAACCAGAACTATATTAAAAACGGTACAGTATTTGACAAGTTACTAAGGTCTTTAATAATATCAGCTATTGATTTTGATGACTTAGTTATTGGTGATAAGAATGCAATATTAATTGCAGCAAGAGTATTGGGATATGGAAAAGATTACACTATTGATTATCCACATCCTCAAACAGGAGAAAATGAGGAAATTACAATAGATTTAACTACAATAAAAGAAAAAGAGGTAGATCTAACTATATATAGAAATGTTAATGAGTTTACTTTCAAATTACCAAAATCAGGCAATGAGATTACATTTAAACTATTAACCCACAAAGATGAAAGAATTATAGAAGATGAGACAAAAGGATTAAAGAGAGCAAATATTAATAGCCAGGTAACCACTCGATTGAAGCATATGATTCTATCAATTAACGGAGATAGAGAAGCAAAGGCAGTTAGAGATTTTGTAGATAACTATTTACTTGCAGCTGACTCAAAAGCACTTAGAGATTATATAAAAGAAATTTCACCTGATTTAGAATTGAAATTTGATTTCATAGGATCAGATGGCTACACACAGGAGGGTGTAGACCTACCAATAGGTCTTAGCTTTTTTTATCCTACCACCTGAGTATAGAACAGCATTATACACTCAAATACATCAAATAGTATTTCACGGCAAAGGAGGCTATGATTGGCAAACAGTATATGAAATGCCAATATGGCTGCGTAGATTTACGTTTAATTCAATAAAGGAGTATTACGACAAAGAGATAGAGGAACAAAACAAGCAGTTAAATAAAGGCCAAACTGTAACAAACAAAGGAGCAATAGCAAAACCAACATACACTACGAAAGCATCTAAAAAATAGGTGCTTTCCTCTATTTATATACATGGCAAAAGCAAAAAATAAAAAAAG